GTGCTTTCTGGCGATCCAATCGTGCAGGAGGCGAGGAAGAGGTTTGACCGATGCTCGGAATGGGAAGCGACGTGGCGCGGGCGATTCCAGGACGACATTCGATTCGCGAATGGGGACAGCGAGAACGGCTATCAATGGCCGGATGCGATCAAGAACTCGAGAGATAACTCAAACCGCCCTTGCCTGACGATGAATTTGATCGCGCAGCATAATGGAATGATTTCCAACCAGGCCAGGATGAATAAATCCACCGTCAAATATGTCGGGATGGGGAACGGGGCAACGCAGGAGAGCGCGAATGTCTTCCGGGACCTGCATAGGTATATTGAATACCAGTCTCAGGCCCAGGATGCGTACACGATTGCCCGGCAGTTTCAGATTGACGGAGGAATCGGGTACTTTCGCCTGGTGACTGAATACGAACCAGGGACCTTTGACCAGGATCTGTACATCGCGCCGGTGCTTGACCCGCTGTCGATTTACATGGACCCGGATATTAAGCAGAAGTGTGGAAGTGACAGCATTTTTTCCCTCGCGTTTGACGACGTTCCGAAGGATGAGTTTTATGATGCGTATCCGAGCTTGAGGGGGAAGATGACCTCCCAGCCGCTTGGCATGGGAACAATCTCGGGCGATTGGGTGACGAAGCATAAAATCCGCGTCTGTGAATACTTTCGGAAGATTCCGAAGGAGCATACCCTGGTCTCCTTTGTCCATCGAGGACAGAGACATGTTGTCCGCAAGGAAAAACTTGAAGACCTGGTCCGTCGCGGAGCTGCCAGAAGAGAAATCCTCAACGATCCGCAGACGAAAATCCGCGACGCGGTAGAGCATGAGGTGGAGTGGTATCTCATTGCTGGGACGGAGGTCATTGACAAGACCGTCTGGCTCGGCAAGTACATTCCGATCATTCGAGTGATTGGGAAGGAGACTGTGATCGACGGGGAACTAGATCGGAAGGGGCATACCAGAGCGATGAAAGACGCTCAGAGAATGTTTAACTACAATGCCTCGGCTCAGGTCGAGTTCGGTGCCTTGCAGACCAAAGCTCCGTGGCTGGTGGCCGCGAAGGCAATTGAAGAACATGAGGCCATCTGGGCTACGGCGAACATCAACAATCCGAGCGTCCTCCCATTCAACCATGTTGACGCCGAAAACGCGCCAGATATGCCGATTCCGCCGCCGCAGAGAATCGAACCGCCGCAGGCTTCGCCGGCGTTCCAGACCGGCATGGAAACCGCAAGTAACCACATCATGATGGTGTCTGGGCAATTTCAGAACCAGATGGGAGAGCAGGGCAACGAACGAACCGGCGCGGCGATTGGGAAGAGGCAAGCTCAGTCCGACACTGCAGTTTTTCATTTCCAGGACAACTACGAGTCCGCGTTGATCTTCCTCGGCAAGCAGATTATCGACATCGTGCCGAAAATCTACGACACCAAGAGGGTCAAGAAAATCATTGCTGATGACGGGGTCGAGTACGAACTTGAGATCGACCCGACATTGCGAGAAGGGTATCTCGAACGGCAAGCGCATGACGGAACGGTCATCAAACGAGTGTTCAACCCGAATGTTGGAAAGTACGACATCGCGGCGAGCGTTGGGCCGGACTTTGGCTCCAAGCGGCAGGAAACCCGCGAGGCCCTGACGTTGATACTGACTCAGGCCCCGGCACTCACGGGCCTTATCGGCGACCTGCTGATGAAATCCATGGACTTTGAAGCTGCGGATGAAGCCGCGATGCGGCTCCGTCGCATGATTCCGCCGATTGCTCTCGGCAAGGGGCCAAGTCAGATGGAGCAAGGGCTGCAACAGCAAGTCCAAGTGTTGCAAGCCGAGCTGGTCAAATTGATGGATAAGAACGCGAAAGACTCGATTAAGCTCGCTGGCAAGGCAGAACTCCGCGACATCGAGGTCTACGACGCGGAAACGAAGCGCATGACTGCGCTGGCGAAAATGCTGCCAACCGACCCGGAGGGGATGAGGGCACTTGTGGAACAGCTCGTGCATGAAAGCCTTTCGACCGGACTGAACGCGGTGATGAAAGCCAACGCGCCGGAGTTGCCGGAGCAAGCGGGGGATGAGGCGCCAGTCGAACCCCCGCCGGTGCCTGGGGCGAACAAGGCCCCGGATGGCGAGTGGTATCTGACCGATCCGACTCGGCATGGGAAATATCTCCACGTCGCTCCGCTCGCGCAGGAACACGCAAAGCCGAGGAGCCCCTGATGGATGACTTTTCGTCTACGGTGAATCCGTTAACTGGGCTGCCGTATACACTCGCGGAGCAGACGACTATGCCTAGTTCCGGTATGGTCGGAGCGGGGATGACAGCTCCGGTCTTGCCGACGGTCAATCCACTTGGCGCGACTGGGCCGGCGCCTCTTGCTCCGGCTTCTCGCTCGCTTCTTACCTACGCGAAAAACCCGACGCCAGTGCCGAATGGAGCTGCTGGACCCGGCGGTCTGATGAACGTCGCTTCCCGTGCAAATGTTGCTGGACTTGATCCTGATTATTCAAAACGATTGGCACAATTTCAAGCTGACGCAAAAGCGCATGGGATTGAAACTAGTATTATTTCTGGTTATCGAGATGATCCTCTGCAAGCTAAACTTCGTAAAAATTATGAAGCAAAACTTGCAGGACAACCATTGCCTTATCCCGAAGAAGGAACCGGAGGGATAGCAGCTAAACCTGGAATGTCCCCACACAATCACAAAAATCCTGATGGAACCCCGGCGGGACTTGCAGTAGATATGTACGCGGCCGATCCAAAAAACCAGCCGTGGTTGATCGCCAACGCGCCAAAATATGGAATGTTGTCGGGATCGAGTTTTGGTGATCCTGGACATTTTCAGGATGCAAAATTTGCTGCAACAAATGGGGGACATGCAACACCAACAATATCGCCTGGGGCATCACCTAGTGAAACAGCTTCTGTAGTTCCGGCTGACACGACGCCAGCTGACACAACTTTGGCTGGCACAAACAGCTCCTTCAACCCCAAGGGGCTCTACACCATGGCGATGTTGGCCTCGATGTTTCCGCAGCACAAATTCACCCCTGTTGACTACAATCCGTATAAAGTCATGCCGCATCAACCTGGAGTAGGAAACTAATCATGGCAAAACTTGACTCGAAAGAACGAAACTCGCTCGCAAAAAGCTCCTTCGGCGAGCCCGCGAAACGCAAGTATCCCATGCCGGATAAGTTCCATGCTGCCAATGCGAAAGCACGGGCGAGCGAGATGGAGCACAAGGGCAAGCTGTCGTCGAGTGAAAAAACCAAGATTGACGCGAAGGCGGATAGGGTGCTGGGGAAGAAAAAATGAGCCAGACAGCTTTCGGGGCTTCAAAAAGCTCAAAACGCGAAGTCCACGCGCATGAGATGGTAGCAAACCTTGCCAAAGAACTCACCATGGCGGATTACGAAGTCCTGATGGGGGATAATATGCTTCGGGCGAGGTGGAAGGCCCGTCATCCTGGTGCAAGCGAACTTGGCCTTCAGGCTGCTTGGATGAAGCGTTATTGGTCCGCTCATATCGAACCCGCGCGGGCCACCCTTGCCGGGATGTTGTCACTACCATACGATGACGAGTTGAAATCTCGTATCCACGATGCCTTAATCAAAGATGCGACATTGAAGCGAGGGAGGAAGTCTCACCTCGCACTTGCCACCACAGGAGTCGTTGCAAATGGAAGCTGAAGCCCAGGTACCGGAAGTCGAGGTCAAGCCGGAGATTGTTCCGGAGGTTGTGGTCGAGACCAAACCGGAAGGCAAGGTCGAGGCGAAGCCGGAAGGCAAGGCTGAGCCGGAACCAGCCCCCAAACTCTCCCCGGATAAATGGAGGGAGAAGAAGCTGCTGGACCGGGTTGCCAGTCTGACCAAGACGAAGAGCCAGCTTGAGGCCCAGCTCGCGAACCAGCAGGTCGCCAAGGCTGCACCGATTGTCGCCGATCCGGCGGACCTGGATGCCCGAGTTGATGCGCTCGCGGAAGCCAAAGCCGCGCAGAGACTGTTTGACGCGAAATGTCTCGAAGTCGTCAAAGAAGGCAAAGCAGCGTTTGCAGATTTCGACGACCGGGTGAAAGACCTGCAACAGGTCGCCGACCTGTCCGACCCGAAGTCCCAGGCGAAGTATACCTCCTTCATCGACGCGATTATCGAGACCGGGGATGGAGCCCGGCTCATCCATGACCTGGCGCTTGATCCGGAAGAAGCCGAGCGAATTTTTGCCCTTCCCCCGGTCAAGCAGGGAATCGCGTTGGCCAAGCTAGCCGCGGTTGTGCCCGAGCCGGTATCTGGCGCTCCGAAACCAATAACTCCGGTTGGCGGCCGTGCCGCCTCGCGCGAGCCGATTGACCCGAGGGACAAGACTCGGGCGGATAAACTCGCGACGGCCGAGTGGATGGCGCGGCGGAATGCCCAGGGGGAAGCGGACTTCAAAGCCCGGAGGGGGTATTGATGTCTGAACTCATTCTTCCCCGGAAGCGGACTTCAAAGCCCGGAGGGGTTATTGATGTCTGAACTCATTCTTCCCCGTCGTGGTTTTCTATTTGGCTTGGTCGGAGCCTTTGCTGCTCTCGCCATCATCAAGGCCACTTCGTTGATGCCGATTTCGGCTCCGCGAAAACTGATCGTTCCGTTTAGCCAGAAAGATTTGGCCAGAGCGACTTATGAACGGGATGGTCAAATTCGGATTGGTGGGAATGTTTATTCGCCAGAATACATCGCGAAAGTTCTCGCGAAACCCGTCGATGCGGTCAAATTCGCGGAGGTTCGGCCTCCGAGTCATAGTTTCGTGGGATTTTCCGATCTTGGAATTGAGAATGACAAAATCGTTCTTGTTCCTAGAAGATATTATAATCTCGAAAACAGTCTAAGTCCTGTCTGACTTTGCGGAGGAGGAACCCCTCCTCCTTGCGACTGGAGCGCATAATCTCCTGCGGGGAATACTCCCCTTGGTATCACTGAGGCTTTACCATCCTCAAACGCATAGGTCCGCGCGGAGTCGGACTAGCAGGGGCAGCGCCCCTTTTGGAGACTGCCATCATGGCTAATAGCTTACTCACCATCGGTATGATTACCAGGGAAGCCGTTCGGCTCTGGAAAAATTCCAACGCGTTCTTGCAGAACGTGGACATGCAATACGACGACAGCTTCGCGGTCCAGGGCGCGAAGATCGGTCAGGCGATTAGCATCAGGCTGCCGAATGACTACACGGTAGTCACCGGCCCGGCCTTGAGCGTTCAGGACACCGTGGAACAGTCCACCACGCTGGTCCTCGCGACCCAGAAACATATCGACGTTTCCTTCACCACGGCCCAGCGGACCATGGCGCTCGACGACTATTCCCGCAGGGTGCTCGCGCCGATGGTAAACAACCTCGCCGGTGCGGTTGCTGTGGACATCATGTCTGGCGCGGAAGGCGGCATCTGCAACTTCGTCGCGAACCAGGACGTGAACGGCAACGTGTTGAGCCCGATTGCCTCGACCTATCTGAACGCTGGGGCGAGCCTCGACATCAACTCGGCCCCGATCGCGAATCGAAAGATCGTCAACGGGCCTCGGACTGAAGCTCGAGTCGTCGCGGCGCTCGCGGGTCTGCTGAACCCCGTGGCGCAGATCTCGTCCCAGTACATCACCGGGCGGATGTACGACGCGCTCGGCTTCATCTGGATGAAAGACCAGACCGCGATCATTCACACGAATGGTACGCTCGCGCAGAACTCGGCCACGGTCAACGGCGCGAACCAAACCGGATTGACGTTGACGGTGAATGCCCTCGCTGGCAGCATCAACCAGGGCGACATTTTCACCCTCGCTGGTGTCTACAAGGTCAACCGGATTACCAAGGCCAGCACGGGTGAACTCGAACAATTCGTCGCGACGGCTAACGCGGCGGTTGGTGCGACCAGCATCAGCATCTATCCCGCCATCGTTCCGCCGCAGGGTGGTCAGCCGGTGCAGTACCAGACCGTGACGGCCTCCCCGGCCAACGGTGCGGCGCTGAATCCGACAAACAGCCTGGGCGCGAGTGCCCAGTACCGGAAGAACTTCGCCTATGCGCCGGAAGCTGTGACGCTGGCCATGGCGGACCTCGAAATCCCCGGCGGCGTTCATGAATCGGCCAGAGAAGAATTCGACGGCGTCTCCATGCGAATGATTACGGACTACGTTCCGCAGACGGATCAGATGGTGACGAGACTCGATGTGCTGTATGGCTACCTCTGGATTCGTCCGGAGTGGGCGGTCATCGTCGCGGATCAGATCTAAGGTTGCATCAGATGGGTACGTTTGAAGACGCAGAAGCGCTTTGCTCGTACCCATCTGGTCGTGTTTTGCCTGCTCCAAAAGGCCGCCCTTGGATTCGGCTTGTTGAACCTAAAGGAACCTCTCTCATGGCGAATTTTGAAGAGCTACGATCTCACCTGACGCTCCATCACGCCGCAACCCCGCAGAGGCAGTGGGAGGCGCTGAACGCCCTTGAATCGGTCAAGTCGGGCTTGTCGCGCCTTGCCGCTCTCGGCCACCGTTTCGACATCACGGAAGCCGAAGAACTCGTCGTGTCCGAGTGGCCGAGGATGTTCTATCATCCAGAACATGGGGAGCTGGTCGTGCACTCGCTGGAGACCGCCCAGGGGTTGTCTCCTGGCTGGTCGGACAAGCCGATCGGGTGGACTGGCG